AGAGGAGGCGGAAAAGTAATGGGATTAAAGAGCTTAATAGCAGTAGCACAAGGGAAAAATGCAGAGAGCGTATCCTTTGAGGATAAGTTTCTTAAAAACTATGAGGAGGCTGTAAAGGCTAAGGAGCTGGAAGAGAGGCAGGTAGCCCCATCTGAGTATATCCGCCCATCATCTATGTATGGCTGTGAGCGTATGTTATTTTTCCAGAGAGTGCATGGAGGCTCCCAGAATGGAGAGCAGAGTGAGGTAAATCTTATTGAGATATGCCAGAGCGGTACAGATAGGCACTTAGACATACAGCACATAGTAGAGCGTATGGAGGGTGTAGAGTGCTTAGATCTGGAGGAGATGGTAAAAGAGGCACAGGCTAAAGGCATTAAAACAGAGTTTGTAGGATGGAATGAGGATCATACAGAGGGCAGGTGTAAAAATGATGAGCTATCTATCTATTTCCAGCCAGATGGAGTTATTAGATTTAATGGTAAGGATGTAATCTTAGAGATTAAAACAGAGAGTACTTACCAGTTTAGTAACCGTTATGAGCCTAAGGCGGATCACAAGTGGCAAGCTACTTGTTACGGTATGGGGCTGGGGATAGATTATATCCTTTTCTTTTATGAGGATCGTAATTTCTGTAAAAAGAAACCGTACCTCTGGAAAATAACCGATGAGATGAAACAGGCAGTACTTAACAAGATACGAACTGTAAACAGTGCTTGTAAGACAGGGATCCCTCCAGAGAAAGATGATAGCAAGTGTACATACTGTAGATATAAAAATGAGTGTGCTTTAGTGGATGCTGGTAAGTGGGTACATCCTAACCCTCCAGAAAAGCCTCAGACCGCTAAAAAGAGCACTAAAAAGAAAACTACAGGTAAATCTACTACTACAAAGAAAAAAGCCTCTACAGGGCGTAAAAAGGTGGTAAAAGAGGAGGAGTAAGATATGGATAAAGATAAAGAATTTAAGTTAGAAGATGTGATAGAAATTTTGGGAGATCTTAAGGGGCATAAGGAGCATTTAGAGGAAACAAAAAAGCGGAGTGATTGGTTTTTACTTACTAAGTTAGAGTGTGAGTGCATTATTTCTCTTTTAGAAAAGGCTGTAGAGGGGGTACAGGATGGCAAGTAATAACATCGGTAAAACCTTTGAGCAGGAGTTTAAGGAGTGTGTACCTCCAGATTATTACCTGTACCGCCTAAAGGATGATACCAGCGGATTTTATGGAGTGTCTAATCCATGTGATTATATTCTTTTCAGATCTCCTTATCTCTTTCTGGTAGAGCTTAAAACCCATAAGGGAAAAAGCATACCGATAGCTAAGATCAGACCTAACCAGATACAGGGGATGGAGAAAGCTACTCAATATGAGGGAGTGTATGGAGGCTTTTTAATCAATTTTAGAGAGCTGGAGGAAACATATTACATAACCGTACAGGATGTGATCCAGTTTACTCAGACGGAGGAGAGAAAGAGTATACCTGTAGAGTGGTGCAGGGATCACGGAGTAAAGATAGAGCAGAAAAAGAAAAGAGTGAGATACAGCTATGATCTGGAGAGCTGGTTAAGGAGGTACTATGGAAAATCCGTGTAGTAATTGTGATAGTACATCAATGGAGATGTGTTTACTTATTAGACATTGTGAGCACTTTGTAACAAAGAAATCTAAAGAGGAGAGCAGGTGTAAAGATTATGTAGGAGTTACCTGTGTAAATGGTGGATGCCCTAACGCTATGGCGGATGAGTACCCAGAGTATGGCTATGAACATTGTACCTGTGGGGAGTGTGGATATTATAAGGGCTGTGAGGATTGTGCCTTAGCAGGTACAGAGCATTGTAATAAGGCTCCTACAGGAGGAGGTAAAGATGGTACAGAGTGATAAATTAAAGAAAATCATAGCAGAGGTAAAAGAGGAGAGCTCCCCTGTAATAACCCTCTCAAATGAGTTAATAGCAGATTTTAGTAAGGAGCTTGATAGTGCTATCTCAGAGCTGGATATGATTATGGAAAGCATAGGAGAAAACTCTATAGAGGATATACCAGATAGCCAGATAGAGTACTACTGTGTTAAGATCCCAGCCATTATGTACTATGCAGGGCAGAGAGTAGAGGAGCTGGGTATGCAGGTAGATCTAGCCTCTAACGCTAAGAAAAGTGCTCAAAATGAGGCGATGGTAAAAGTATCTGGTACTGTGCAGGAGAAAAAAGCCAGAGTAGAACAGCTCACGGAGGATAAAGCCTTAGTAGAGGCTATTTACCGTAGAGCTTATAACAGCCTCAAAGTTAAGTTAGAGATGGCTGAGAAGATCTACAGCGGATTAAAGAAATCTCTCTCAAAGAGGATAGCAGAGGTGGATCTGGATAGATTTAGTAAGGATAAATATACCAGAGAGTCAGAGGATCCTATGGAGGAGTAAGCCTATGGAGCGATGGGCTTATGAGTACTTTAGGAGGCAAGCCATAGAGGATAGATGTAAGCAGGAGGCACAGTGGCTAATTGATAACCCTAAAGACAGTATCCGTAAAATGGCTAAAGAGTTTTGTATAAGTAAGAGCCAGCTACATAGAGATCTCCATGAGCTCAGAAATATAGATGATGATCTCTATGTACAGTGTAGAAATATTTTAAGGAGGCATAAAAGGCGATGTTTATAAGAGTTGAGGATCAGAGCGGAAACCTTACTATCTGGCTTAATGTGAACCAGATAGCAAAGATGGAGGAGAGTAGGAGCTCAGAGGAGTTAATGGGATACAGCATAACTACTGTGGATAATAAGGAGTATTATTCTCCAGATGTTAAGGCTATACAGGCTTTATTGATGCCAGTAGTTGTAATGGAGCCAGAGGGCGATATTGTAGAGGAGCTTAAAAAGCTGGATATGAGAAGAAATGTTATGGCGAGGTGTTAGATATGGAGGAAAAGTTAGATAAGTTTTTAGCGTATCTGGAGGAAAACGGTGTAGAGATCTCTGGAGAAACAGCTTTTAAGTGTGATGATGGGATTGTACTTTTTAGCCCTAATGAGGGAGGAGGAGTAGATATAGCCATTATCAGAAATGTAATTGAGTTAAATTACAACTTAGGTATCACGGATGCAGATGTAAACCTCTTTAATACAGAGGTAGGGATTATGCAGGAGTTAGGAGGGGATCAGTAATGTTAGTACCAGCGGTATTATACATAGAAGATATACAAAAGGCTTTTGCAAAGGAGCTGTATAGCAGGGATTACTTTTATTATAACGGTTATGCACACTGTAATACCTTACCAGAGATTAACTTAGAGGATAATGTGTATCATTTTGCTATTGTGAGTAAAGAGGAGAAATTGGTAGGGTACCTTAGTTATAGGGTGGATCCTAATACTGATTGTGTGTATAATTTTGGGCTTTATTCTTTTGATAGAGGAAATCCTCTTATAGGGATTGATTTATTTTCAGAGCTGGAAAGATTGCTCAGTATTTATCACAGGATAGAGTGGCGGATGATAGGAGGAAATCCAGTAAAGAAACACTATGATAAATTTTGTAGTAAGCATGGAGGAAATGTAGCGGTATTACATGATGCTTGTAAGGATCTTAGTGGAAAGTATGTAAATGAGTACATATATGAGATCGTAAATACAGGAGGAGAGGGATAATGGTAATAGAGGAGTGCTCTAGCAGAAAAGGGCGGTGTTTTGCAACAATTACTCTTACTTATGACGAGATAAGAGATATAGCTAATGGGTTATATTATTTGTCTAAAGATAAGCCAGAGTATACAGGAATAAAGGATAAATGCAAGGTTGTTTTTGACATGGTTAAGCATGGAATGATACAGCCAGAAACAGTAGAAAGTATGAGTAAGAAAGTGGGTGTAAAAGATGGCGGAGATAGATAACCTCATAGCTGAGGTAAACAAAAAATACAAAACGGATATAATCCGTAAAGCATCGGATCTTAAGGGGATAGAGTTTATCCCCTACACCTCTCCTATGATGAATTACTTAACTAGAGGAGGAGTACCTGTAGGGAGGATCATAGAGCTGGTAGGATTGCCTCAGAGTGGAAAAACTACTACAGCTCTGGATATTATCTCTAATTTCCAGAAAAAGTACACAGATAAGTACTGTGTATATCTGGATGCAGAAAATACAATAGATAAGGAGTGGGGAGAAACTCTAGGGGTAGATTGGAGTAAGGTAATACTCATCCAGCCAGAGAGTGAGTATGGAGAGGAGCTCTTAGATATGCTCTTAGACTACATAAGATCTGGTAAGGTAGGTTTAGCAGTATTAGATAGTGCTCCGTTTATCATCCCTAAGGCGGTACAGGAAAAGGGCTTAGATGAGAAAAGCTATGGCGGTAACAGTGCTCTTATGAAAGCCTTTTGTGATAAGGCGGTACCGCTTTGTAAGAAAGTAGAGTGTACTTTTCTCCTCATCAATCAGTTAAGAGAAAATATAGGAAATCCGTACAAGCCTTTTAAGATCCCATGTGGCACAGCTATAGCTCATGCGTGCTCACAGATCTTATGGTTTACAAAGGGATCCTTACTGGATGAGAAGTATAAAGAGGTAAGTAGCGGATATGCTAACCCTAGTGGTAATCTGGTAAGCGTGAAAGTGGAGAAAAATAAGGTTACTAAAAATGATCGTAGGCTCCAGACTTACACACTTAACTACAGTACAGGAGTGGATGAGATTAAGGATACCTTAGATCTGGCTATTATGCTGGGGATCATCTCACAGGCTGGGGCGTGGTTTAAGGCTACTCTTAAAGACGGTAAAGAGCAGAAAATGCAAGGCTTTAATGGAGTGCAGGAGTTTTATTATAACGATCTGGAGGAGCTGGAGTATCTTAGAAAACAGGTATATGAGGCAGGGATGGTATGAGAGAAGTAGAGGAAACCTTAGCACATAACCTTAGAGAGGTAAGAGAGAAAAAGGGCTACACTCTAAAAGATGTGGTAAAAGGTACAGGATATACAGAGGTAAGTATAAGTAGATGGGAAACAGGTACACGGATACCTAAGGCTACAGTACTTTACAATCTGGCTAAATTCTATGGAGTATCTGTAGATAGATTTTTCTGGAAATAAGAGCAGGAGGAGGCAGTAAAAAGCCTCCTCTATTATTTTATACAGGGGTT